GTGAGGTGTTACCATACGGAACAAACTCTTGACCTGTTTTGCACGGCTCATATCTGCAACAGATTTACCTTCAAGTGCATCTTCAACTTCTTTCTTCGATGCAAGGTTACCAATAGAATCGAGAACGATAATCAGTTTATCGCCGCGTTCTACCTCTTGTAGCTGCTGCATGATATCAAACTTCAACTGTTCAATGTCAGTCAGAGGTGTATGCAACACCCGATCCATATCAATCTGGAATGTTTCAAAATATTTGATTGGTGTACCAAACTCCGAATCATAGAACAACAGAACTGCATCAGGGTACTTATCAAGATATGATTTTGCCATAAGCAGGCTGAATGCAGTCTTAAAATGCTTACTTGGTCCTGCCCACATTGTAAGACCAGGTGTCAGACCACCATCTAGGTTGCCTGATAGTGCAACATTAACCATTGGTACCTCTGTTGGTACCATGTCTTTGTCGTTGAAGAACTTAGATTTGGCTAGAATAGCCGATTCTTTAATTGTAGTATTTTTCTTTAGTTTGTCCAATAAACTCATAATAATCTCCTAATGTTTATATTTTCCATGTGGTACATCAAATACGAATGTAATTCTAGTTACGTCACCAATATTAACGGTGCCATGAGGTAACTTATTGTTGAACCACAACAGAGTGCCAGGTTCAACAATGACTGATTCATCACCCACGGTATATTTGTATGTACCTTGTATTGATAAATGGTATCTATCTTTTGTTTGATAATAGGTACCAATATCTATATGCGTACCAACTATATCACCAACAGGCAGAGAAAGAAAACCGCATCGTTTGAAATCTTTGAAGTGTCGTTTCATAAAGCCAATAATCTCGGTGTGTCTATAGTATGCTGGTGTCGGCACACAAATTTCCGTATCACCAACATACTCATCTGGTCTTGTGATGCCACCCATGACCAACTGTAAGACACCAGCACGGACAATAGTATCACCGCCAACTTGATCGGTGTTTTCCATCGTCTTCTGAATACCCCAATCTTCTGGATATTGTTCTAACTGTCTCACAATCTTGGAGACATTGATGCCTGTCCGAATTATCTTTATATTATCCAAAGAAATCATCCAATGTATTTCGTTTCTCTGTCTGCCAACCGATGCAATCTAAAATGATCTTCATCGGTTCCATAAAACACTTGTCAAACTGCATATCATAATCAATATACTTCTCCATACCAAATTCTTTTGGCAACCTAACAGGAAAAGATAAGACACTATCTTTCATCGGATTTGGTTGCTTGAGATAGGTAAACTTTAGCTTCTCACCATCTTTAATTATCTCATACTTCTTGGTCAGATTAAGTTTCTTAAGCATATCATTATATAGAATGGCACCTTTGACATGGATCGGAGTGCCCTTCTTATACAAGGTAACTGGATCAGAATACTCTTTCACACCATTTACACCACGCGGAAAACAAATTTCTTCCACGGGCCATGATTTGAATTCTTCTTTAAACTTGGCAATAAACTCTTGCACAGTCTGTTCATCTGCTTTCATAATCAAATTGACCAACTCATACATCTTATCACGAACCATAGCCGGCGTTGATGATTTAACCATCTCAAGACCCATAACTTTAACATCTGGTTCTTTATACTGCACGCCTTCATTGTTATAAACATTCAATGCATATCTTTTCTTCGCAGTCCAAAAGCCTTTGTTCGAAAGACCCTCTCGCTTCATCTGCATTTTTTGTTCATAGGCGTGAGTATAGTCAGCAAGTTCCTTATAACTCTTGTCAATAAACGGTTGAATTTTATCTTCACAGATTTTGTCCATGATGGAGATAACTTTTTCAATCGAGAAGTTCGGTTGAATGATAGTATCCACCAGTGGACCAAGATTGAGATAAATCGAATCTGTATCCGAAGCAATAACATAATCTATACCTTCTGTCTTTAATACCTTGTTCATGTATTCGTTGATTTTGTTTTCAATCCACCGAATAGATAACTGACCGGCAGTAGTAACACCAAGAGCCATACGCAAGTCATAGAAACGGAAGTATTGAGAACCAAGGGCACCATAAGCAGAGTTAAGAGAAACCTTTTTTGCAAGTTGTAGATTATCATATCGTGCAACAAGTTTAGCAATCTCTTTCTTCTTCTTAGGGTCAGTTTCGTTTTCAAATTCTTGTTTCGATTTAAGCATCAGCTTCTTAAACTTCTTACGATCTTCATACATTTCATCCAACATATTAGGCAGAAAGCCTCTCTTGTCGGTACGAAAGAATTGTCCATTTGGTGTTAATGTAACACCAGACAGTTTAGAAGTATCAATCTTCTTCAACAACATTTTATCTACAGACACACTTTGCATAAGAACATCACGCATCTCATCGGTGTAATCTTCTGGTTCAACCAAACATTCGGGTGAAATATTATACTGCATCATTAGGTGTGGATACAGACTGTTCAAGTCAAACGATGCGACCCAGTTATGCAAGCCAATCTGTGGCTCTTTAACATATGCGCCTTCAAATGCTTCAGTTTTGTTCTGCACTCTACGAGGAGGAACAATAATCTTTTTCTCTAGCAGGTGTGCATATGTCAAAGCATCCCACATCCTAGTCTGTGCAAATACATCTTCATAGTTACACTTGGTATCATATGCAAGAGTCAAAGCCAACTCAAGCAACTTCAACTTGTCTTCTAGTTTAAGAATCAGGTCTACGTCTTTGATGTTGTAGTCAATAAACTTTTGATAATCAAGGCGATATAACTGGTGAAGGTTATCATATTCATCATATGATAATTTGCTTTCACCTAGTTCAGAGTTTGCAATCGTATCAAGTCGGTAGTTATCTTGTCTCTTGCCATCAGGAGCATACCATTTATACAATTTGATATAGTCGAGAGCAGATAGACCAGTGATATGATATGCAATCATCTCACGACCTTCATAGTTTACTTTGCGCTCCCATATATTACCCCATGGAGATAATCTTTTTGTCTCATCTTCACCAAGAATTTTGCGAAAACGATTGACGAGATATGGAATATCAAAGAAGTCTATGTTCCAGCCAGTGATAACATCAGGTGTATTTTCTTCCCATATATTCAGGAAAGATTTACATAGTGACCATTCATCTTTGCATTTGTAATAGGTTATATTCTCAGGATCATCATTCTGATAATCACCACAGCCATAGACATTGGTGTGACCATTAAGGTAACGAATACATATTGCGGTGATTGGTTCTGTAGCGACATATGGATCAGGAAATCCATTCTCTGAACCAACCTCAATATCTATTACTGCAATAGAAACATCATTGATATCCCAATCAATCTGACCGCGGTGTTCATCTGCAATGAAAGCATATTCAAACCTATCTTGACCATAGATTTTAAAGTTCTGAACATCTTTATAGTTATTAAGAAACTCTTTAGCATCTTTGATATCCAAGAATTTCATTTGCTCAAGAGGTTCACCGAACAGAGTCTTCCATTCGGTAGCTTTCTTAGTAGGCAAAAACAAAGACGGCGAGTAAGGAACTTTTGCCTTTACTCGCCGACCATTATTCACACCACGAAATAAAATATTGTTGCCTTGTATGGCAACATTCGTGTAGAATTTACTCATTGAAAGTTAGACACCACTTGGATCCCTGAGCCAAACATCTTGTTATATTGGTTCAACACCTCTGTTACAGGCGTTGTGATTGTAAGAACATCTGTAGGTGACAATGGAATACCTGTCTTGAATTGTTCACTAAACTCCAAGAATGGCATGAATGCAATGCCACCAGTTTCATTTGGTCCGCGTGGCGGTACCATAACAACCTGAACAGGCTGTTTCATAACGATAGCACCAGGAAGTGTATCGTCTTCAATTACTTCGCACAAATAAGTCTTCTCACTCTTAAGAGTAATAAGTTGAATCGTCATACTTTCACCTCAGTAGTTGCGGGCAGAACACCCAAAGTAAGCCAGCGTTTGGGAAACAACATCTCACGACCTTGAAAATCGGACATATCATAGTTAGGGTCTTGCACCCACCCAATGACCTCGACCATATCATCGTATTCCCTATAAGCAAGATCATACCTTTCAGCAGCGATCATTTTATGTTGAATAGCCAATTTCTTTGCGAGTTCTTGCAGTTTCATTTGATACCTTTATAGAATTAAAAAAATAATTATAACACAAATACTAATTTTTTGTGGCAAACTTAGAGAAGTTTGGTGGTTGCCAACCTTCAGGCTTCAATACTTTGCCGTCTTCACGCTTGAGAACCAAGCCAGTTTTAGAATCAATTTTAGCCAAATTGGATGCAGCACCTTCTTTCCAAATGGCAGGGCAATTCCATCCCTTTGACAACATATAGCCAATAATTACCCAAATCATATCAAAGCAGGCATCAACTTGTTCTACCTCATCTTTTGCCATGATAGCTTCTTTGAATTCACCATATTCCTCATCAATAAGTTTTTCATATAGTGCTGCTTGAACAGGATTATGGCTCACTACAGTTTGACCAGCAGCAATCATAAACTTCGCAACATTTGAAAAGACCAGCGCACCTTTGTCTCGCAGGTCGAGAGACAAATTTTTGATAATGATTTTATCATCTTCTACGGTGAAATTAAGTGTGTCATCAATTTCCCAACCCAATTCCTTTATCATTTCTTCAGGAAGATCAATCAAACCATCTCCATTTTTTAACACTTCAACGACCAGCGATTCATATACTTTAGACATTTTTAACCTCAACATTACATTTTTTTAGAAAATCAACACCCTCTGTATTCTTATAGTCATTCTTATAGAATACAGATTTAATACCTGATTGATAGATTAACTTGGCACAATTAAGGCATGGTGCATGAGTGACAAACAATGCAGCACCATCACAAGAATTGGTAGACTTTGCAACCTTTGCTAGGCAATTTGTCTCCGCATGAAGGACTTCTGGTTTACTTTTGAGAAACTGAATCTCACCTGTGGGCCAAGAAATTTCTTCTTCACAATTGTTATCCCAACCAGTAGGCATACCATTGTAACCGATGCCAATGATTGTATCATTCTTTACGATAACACAACCAACATGAAGGCGCCTAGCAGAAGACAAATCAGCATAGACTTCTGCTGTCTTCATGTGTGCATGAATAAATTTTTCTTTCATTGTAACACTACCAAAGGTACTTGAATTCGTTTCAAACCATTTGCATACATAAAA